CAGCTGGCCGACCAGGCTGATGGCTTTGCCTTTGATGCCGCCCTGGACGGCGCGATCCGCGATGCCCACGGCCGGGATGTAAAGGCCATCCGCGGGATGCTGGATGTGGCGGCGCTGAAAGCCAGCAAGGACCGCACCAGCGACATCAAGACCGCGCTGGATGCCCTGGTGAAAGACAAGGCCTGGGCCTTTGATGCCGCCCCCGGCGGCTACCCCAACGTGAAAGACGGCGGCGAGGCCGCCGCCCGCGGCAAGGGCGGCATGGTGGACGGCGTGGAGGCTGCTTTCGCGTCGATGAATCCGAACTTGAAAGTGTAAGTTTTACAGAAAGGAGCCAATTATGGCACATGCAAATCAGGAACGCTGGAGCAAGCTGGTGGACGCTAAGCTGCGCAACCAGCTTGTGACCCGTGACAACTACATCTTTAACAACCGCTACGAGGGCGACCCCAAGGCGGGCAAGGTCAAGATCCCGGTGCGTGATACCGAGGTCTCTGTCAAGGACTACAACAAGGCCACCGGCATCGACCCCGAGGCCGGTACCACTACCTACCTGGAGCTGAACATCGACCAGGATGAGGCCGTGAACGAACTGATCGACGGCTTTGATGCCGCCAGTGTGCCCGATGGCATTGTGGCCGACCGCCTGGACAGCGCCGGTTACAGCCTGGGCCTGTCCATCGACAAGAAGTCCATCGAGGCTTTGCAGGCCGCCAGCGGCGCCACCATCAGCGCCACCAAGACCGCCGCTACCGAGGCCAACGCCTACAAGCTGGCGCTGGAGGCCAAGCGCGTGCTGAGCCGCAAGGGCGTACCCGCCGATGGCCGCTTTATGATCGTCTCGCCCGAGTACCTGGAAGTGCTGATGCAGGATGAGCATTTCATCAAGCGCGGCGACCTGTCCCAGGAGATGGTGCAGGCGGGCGTGGCCGGTAAGATTGCGGGCTTCAACGTGTTTGAATCCAACAACATGGATTACGAGAACACCACCCGCGTGGCCAGCAAAAAGACCACCACCGAGTTCATTGCTGGCCACCCGAACTGGTGCCACCGCGTGATGGAGTGGCAGGTCCCCGTCCACCTGCAGGATCTGGCCGGCAGCGGCAAGTACATCGGTGCAAGCGCCGTGCAGGGCCGCAAGGTCTACGGCATCAAGGTCTCCAAGCCGCAGACCCTGTACATCAAGCGCACCGAGGCCTGATAAGGAGGGCACCCCATGGGATACGCCATTGTGGAGGAAGTTGAGGTCGGATTCCGCACACTGACCCAGGAGGAACGGGAGCGGACGGCCGCCCTGCTGGAGGAAGCTGCCCTGGTGATCGATGCCTACGGCAAGGATGCTGACCCTGATGTAAAGCGGCTGGTCTCCTGCCGGATGGTGCGCCGCCTGCTGGGTGACGGCACCGGCGGCGAGACCCCGCTGTACCCCATGGGCGCTACCCAAGGCAGTGCCACAGCGCTGGGCTATACCCAAAGCTGGACCATGGGCAGCAGCGGCAGCGCCGGGGAGCTGTACCTCTCTAAGCTGGAAAAAAAGCTGCTGGGTGCGGGCAACCGCATCGGCGCGGCCAGCCCGGTGGAGGGGCTTTGCGATGCTGCACGGGATTGATGTGGTGCTGTACGAGAAGCACCAGACCGGCGAGGATGCTTTCCATGCGCCGGTGTATGAAGAAGTGCCCGTGACCGTACACAATGTGCTGGTTGGTGCCCCGGACACCGCTGCCATCGTGAACGAACTGACCCTGACAGGCAGGCGGCTGGCCTACACGCTGGCCCTGCCAAAAGGGGATAGCCATGATTGGCACAACGTGACCGTGGAGTTTTTCGGGCAGAAGTTCCGCACCTACGGGGATGTGGTACAAGGCATTGAAAACCTTGTACCGCTGGCATGGAACAAACAGGTAAAGGTGGAACGGTATGGCTAAGGTTGCAAAAATCAAACTGAACCGTGCCGGGGTGCGGCGGCTTTTGAAAAGCAAGGAGATGCAGGCCATCTGCACCGAGCATGCCGAGGAGATTGCCGCCCGCTGCGGGGGAGGCTACGCTGTGGACAGCATGCAGAAAGAGACCCGCGCCATTGCCACCGTGTATCCCCAGACTGCTGAGGCCCGCCGCGACAACTACCACAACAACACCATAGAAAAGGCTTTGCGATGATCGAAACGACTGTTTTGGATTATCTGCGCGACCGGCTGGGTGTTCCTGTGACGATGGAAGTGCCGGAGGGAGCCTCCGGCACTTTTGTCGTATTGGAGAAAACCGGCAGCAGCAGGCAGAATTACATCCGCCGCGCCACTTTGGCCGTACAGAGTTATGCGCCCACGTTGTTACAGGCAGCACAATTGGACGATGCTGTGATCGAAGCCATGCTGGCTTTGCCCACGCTTGACCAGGTGGGGGCCTGCAAGCTGGAGCGCGATTACAATTTTACCGATACCGAAACCAAAAAATACCGCTACCAGGCGGTGTTTGCGGTGACTTATTACGAATAACCGCGTGTCCACACTGGACACGGGAAAGGAGCCAGTTATGGCTGATGCAAAAAACGTAACCACCAGTAAGCCCAAGATTGGCGGCGCGGTGTACCGTGCGCCTTTGGACACTACGCTGCCCACCGATGCCACCACCGCTTTGAATGAAGCATTTGTGTGCCTGGGCTATATCAGCGAGGACGGCCTGACCAACGCGAACAGCCCGGACGGTGACAAGATCAAGGCCTGGGGCGGCGATACCGTGCATACCTACCAGAAAGAAAAGTCGGACACCTTCCAGTTCAAGCTGCTGGAAGCGCTGAACCCTGACGTGCTGAAAACCGTATACGGCGATGACAACGTGACCGGCACCCTCAAGGACGGGCTGACCGTAAAGGCCAACAGCAGCGCTGCCGAGGACAAGGCCTGGGTGGTGGAGCTGATCCTGAACGGCGTGCTGAAGCGCGTGGTCGTGCCCAAAGCCAAGATCACCAAGATGGACGACATCGTCTACGCCGATGAGGAAGCGCTGGGGTATGACATTACCATCACCGCCACGCCGGACAAGGACGGCAACACCCACTACGAGTACATCAAGGAGAAAACGGCATGATCACCGGCAAGACAAAAAGCGGCTTTGTTTACGCCATCCCGGAAAAGCGCATCCACAACATGGAACTGCTGGACGCGCTGGTGGAAGTGGAGCGCGGCAGCGATGCCGGTTTGAGCGATGCGCTGAACCTGCTGCTGGGCAAAGACCTGAAGAAAAAGCTGTACGACCTCCACCGCGATGAGGACGGCATTGTCGATGGCGAGGCTGTCGCCAACGACTTTGTGCAGATCCTGCTGGATTACAAAGCGGGAAAAAACTCCTGACCCTGGCCCGGATGGCAGCGCTGGCCCCGGACGAGCTGGTGTGCGACATGGCGGAAACCTACCATGTACTGGACTGGCGCGCCCTGGGGCTGCCGCTGGCGGCCACCCTGGCCGGGGGCCTGCGGGAGACAAGCCGCACCTGCATGGCGCTGAACCATGCCCCGATAACGACCGACACGCTGCTGCTGGGTGCGATGGCTGACAGTTTGCAGCTGCTGGTGTGGAGCAAGACCAAAGACGCCCAGCATGGCCGCAACCGCCCTGCCCCGGTGCTGGATACCCTGTTGGGCACGGCCCGCCGCCGCAAGGTGACAGGCTTTGCCACGGCTGCCGAGTTTGAAGCGGCCAAAGCAGAAATTTTGAAGGGAGGCTGATGCCATGGCAAGCAAAACCGAACTGGCGAAAGCCTATGTTGAGATCATCCCCTCGGCCACCGGCATCGGCGGCAAGATCAGTGAAGCGCTGGGCGGGGAAGTAACCGCTGCGGGTGCTACTGCCGGGCAGAGCCTGGGCAAGAGCCTGATCGGCGCAGTGGGCAAGATCCTTGCGGCGGCGGGCATCGGCAAGATGCTGCAGGCCGCCTTTACCGAGGGCAGCGCCTTTGAGACTGAGGTTGCCAAGGTGGGAACCATTGCCGATACCACCAAAGTGCCCATTGGGGAGCTGAAAGAGCAGATCACTGACCTTTCCGGCACGATGGGCATTGCGGCGGGTGACCTGGCCGAGGCCACCTACCAGGCTATCAGCGCCGGGCAAGATACCGGCGATGCCGTGGCCTTTGCCGGGCAGGCGGCTAAGCTGGCCGCTGCGGGCTTTACCAGCAGTTCCTCGGCGGTCGACATCCTGACCACGGCGTTGAACGCCTACGGCCTGGGTGCCGACAAAGCGACCCATGTTTCGGACGTGCTGCTGACCACCCAGAACCTGGGCAAAACCAGCGTGGACGAGCTATCGGCCAGCATGGGCCGGGTCATCCCGCTGGCGGCAGCCTACAAGGTGAACGTGGAAAACCTGTCCAGCGGCCTGGCCATTATGACGGCCAACGGTATTGCTACCGCCGAGGCCACCACCTATACCAAGTCCATGCTGAACGAGCTGGGCGACACCGGCTCGACCGTGGGCAAGATCCTGCAGAAAGAGACCGGCCAGGGCTTTGCTGAACTGATGGACAGCGGCCAGAGCCTGGGCGACGTGCTGCAGGTGCTGTATGACAGCGTGGGCGGCGATGCCACCAAGTTTGCGGCGCTGTGGTCCAGCGTGGAAGCCGGTACGGGTGCACTCTCGCTGGCGAACTCCGGCGCGGAGAAGTTCAACGATGTACTGGGCCAGATGGTGGACAGCAGCGGTGCGACCGAGACTGCTTACACCACCATGACCGACACGATGGCCCACCGGATGGAGAGCCTGAAAACCAACGCTGCCAACCTGGGCATTGCGCTGTTTGATTCGGTCAGCGGCAAGCTGGGCGCAGCGGTCGACCTGGCCAGCGGCTACCTGCAGACCTTGCAGGAGGGCTTTACCAGCGGCGGCTTTGCCGGTCTGGCCGAGGGGCTGGGCAGCGTTTTTACCGACCTGACCACCAACGTAGGGCCGCAGCTGCTGCAAAGCGGCATCGACCTGATGACCCAGCTGGGGCAAGGAATGGTTACGGGCATCCCGCAATTGCTGGCACAGGCGCTGCCCATTGCGGCCGACCTGGCCAGCGGGCTGCGCGCCAATGCAGGCCAGCTGGTTGACACCGGCATCCAGTTCATCTTGAACATGGCGCAGGGGCTTATCAACGGCCTGCCGACCATGATCACCTACATACCGGGCATCATATCCGACATTGCGGGCATTGTGAACGACAACGCGCCCAAGCTGCTGGAAGCGGGTGTGCAGCTGATCATCATGCTGGGGCAGGGCCTGATCCAGGCTGTGCCCACGCTGGTGGCGAACATTCCGCAAATTTTGCTGGCGGTTGCCAATGTCATTACCGCCTTTAACTGGATCGAACTGGGCGGCAGCGTCATCAAGCTGCTGGGCAGCGGTATCCAGGGCATGGGCGGCGCACTGAAATCCGGCTTCACCTCGGTAATGCAGGGCGGTATCAGCTACATCAAGAGCCTGCCCGCTAAGTTTATCGGCTGGGGCAAGGATATGATCATGGGGCTGGTCAAGGGCATTACCGGCTCCATCGGGGCTGTAGTCGGGGCCGTGAAAAACGTAGCCTCGGCGATTGCCTCCTACATACACTTTTCCCGCCCGGACATCGGCCCGCTGCGTATGTATGAGCAGTGGATGCCTGATTTTATGGCCGGGCTTTCCCGCGGTATTACCGACAACCTGTGGATGGTCGAGGATGCGGCGGAGAGGCTTTCGGGCGCGACGGCCGAGCCGATGCAGGTAGCTGTGGCCGGTACACTGCGCAGCAACAACCGCTTTGGCAACACTGCCGATACCTGGCAGCCGGGCGGTATGACCGTAAACCTGAACAACGAGTTCTACACTCACGACAGCCTGTCCGAATCGGAACTGACGCGGGAGGCGGAATCCATGGCCCAGCGTTTGAAATGGGCTATCCCGTAAGGAGGTGCGCATGGCAAGGACCGTGCCTGTATATGCTTTTCAGGCGGCGGACGGCAGCACCATCCGCTTTGCCGTGGACAGCGATCTCTGGATCACGAACCTGACCGGCGATGACGGCCTGGACGTGGAAATGACCGAGCAGCAATCCACCGGGCAGACCGGCAAGACCATCACGGGGCAATCCGTAGGCAGCCGCAGCCTGACAGTGACCGGCAGCATCCTGCGGGACCTGGATGCCAACGAGGCGCTGCTGAAGCGGCTCATCCGCCCCAAAGAGGCCGCCCGCTGGCTGAAAACCGTGGGCGATACCACCTGGTATCTGGATGTGCTGCCCGCCCATACCCCGGATGTGAGCGGCGGGGAACACCTTTTGAACTTTCAGTTTAAACTGAAAGCAGCGTACCCCTACTGGCGCACCGTGGAAACGGCAGCCACCATGCTGGGCGGCCTGGAGGGCAGCTGGTTCCCGACCCCTGTCTCGACCGCCGGCAGCTGGTACATCAGCAAATACAAAAAAGATGTGTACACTACCGTGGTGAACAGCGGCAGCACCGAGACCGAGTTTGTGCTGACCCTGACCGCTGCGGCCCGCGTGAAGAATCCGATGCTGTGGCACAACGGCAAGCGCAGCTACCTGAAACTGAACAAGGAAATGCTGCCCGGTGAATCGGCCATCATCTCCACGGTGGATGGTTCCCGTGGCTGCACCTACCGACAGAGCGATGGTACTGAGGTAAACGGGTTCCGTTGGCTGGACTACGACAGCGACCTGTGGATGACGCTGGACCCCGGCGACAATGTGCTGCGCCTGACGGCCGACGAGGGCCGCGAAAACCTGACCGCCACAGTGACGGCACCTAAGGGGGTGGCGGCCGGTGTCTGACGCTTTACGCCTGTATGTGTACCAGAACGGGGAGCGCGTAGGCATGGTGGACAGCGCTAACAGCCTGCAGTGGGCCCCGGCCTTTGCCGATGTGGGCGAGATCAAGCTGGTGTGCGGCGCTACCGCCACCAACCGCGCCATGCTGGTGCAGGGGGCCGTGTTGTACAACCCGGACACTCCCGGCCTGGCCGCGCTGATCGTAGCCACGGAACTGGACAGCGATGCCCGCAAGCTGACCGTGCGGGGCAAGTTTACCCTGCAGCGGTTCGCCCAGCGGATAGCCAAGGGCAAGACCACCGTGACCGATGCAGCCGCAGGGCTGCTGGACCTGTGCCGTGCCAACCTGCGCGAGCTGGAAGTGGCCTTGCCGGATTCCGCTGATTTTACTGCCCCCTGTGAGACAGTGGACCTGGAATGGGTGACCTGCCTGGATGCCATGACCCAGCTGGCCGAGACCGGCGGGTTTGGCCTGCGCTGCGCCTTTGACCCAGCCACCGGCAGCGAAACGCTGGAACTTTTGCAGGGCAAGGACCGCAGCGCACCGGGGAGCGATTTGTACATGGGCTACTTTTCGACCCGGATGCAGAACCTTTCCAGCCCAACCTATACCGAGGATGCCAGCGACTACGCCAATGTGGTGCTGTGCGGCGGCGAGGAACCCAGCGAGGGGGACAGCTTTACCCGGTATTTTTGCGAGGTAGGGGACATCACAGCCGCCGGCAATGCCCGGCACGAGCTGTGGGTGGACGGCAGCAGCGTAAAGCACAAATACACCGTGCAGAACGCGGACGGCAGCACCACCGAGAAAACCTACACCGAAACCGAATACCAGACCGCCGTGCAGAACTATGCCCGCGCAGCTCTGGCCAATCACCTGGGGACCCGGCAGCTGAAATGCACCGCCGCCGACAGCCAGATGATCTACGGTCAGGACTACGCCCTGGGCGATATTGTGCCGGTGCGGGTGGAGGAGATCGGCCTGGAAGCCACCGCGCGGGTGGCCAGCATCAAGATCATCTACGAAAGCACCGGGCGCAGCCTTTGCCCTGTGTTTGACAACTTTACCTTTAAAAAGGAGTGATGTGCTTTGACCGAGCTTATCTGCTGGCCGCTGGACAATAAGCAGTATACCAGCGTGGCGCTGGGCGCAGCCTATGCGGCCCGCAGCCGCGGCGTGCTGAACGCCGACAGCTTTGCCGCCAAAACCAACGGCAACAATACGGTCACTGTGGGCAAGGGCGTGGGCTGCATCCACGTGAGCGATCAGTGGGCGGCGTTCCCGTTCAGCCAGGGCGATGTGACCCTGACCTTTGCGGATGCCGACGGCGTGAATCCCCGTTGGGATGCCATTGCCCTGGTGTACGACAAAAACGCCAACACCGCAGGTCTGGAAGTGCGCAAGGGTACGGCCTCGGCCATCCCCACGCTGCCCAGCCTGCGGCGCAGTGACGACTATGACGAGATCTTCCTGTACCGGGTGACCCGGCCCACCGGCGCTACTAAGATCAGCGCCGACAACGTGGTAGACCTTCGGCTGGACGGCGCCGTCTGCGGCCTGATGCGGGATACCATCGACGCGGTAGACACCAGCGTGATGGAAGCCGCCTTTGAAGCGTTTTTGCAGAAAATCGAAGCCGAACTGAACCAGCTGAACGCCGGAACCTCGGCCATGATGCGAGCGACCTATGACCCGCAGGGGCGGCAGACCGATATTTTCAAGGCGATCGACAAGGTCTCCAACATCTACTATGCCACGCTGACGCTGGGCAGGTGGACGGCCTGCAGCAGCGCCGACCAGGCCAAAGGCCTGCTGTACCAGCAGACGGCTACGCTGACCTGCGCGAACAGCCATGCGCCGGTGGTGACGGCTACCAGCGAGTTTTTGTCCGGCATCGGCTACGACAAGACCGGGGTGCCCGCTACCGATGATGTGCTGGATGAAGTGCAGGACATCATCAACGACGGCGTGACGGTCACGGCGTACAATTCAGTGCTGGTTAAGGTAAAAGAAAAGCCCACTGCCGAGATCCGGGCGCGGTGGGTCATTCAAAGCTGATGGAGGTTTAGCATGAAACATTCGTTCGTGTGTAGTTTTACCCCCCCCCGTAAGAAATCTGCGGCATGTGCTGCGCGGGGGTACTGCTGATGGGTGTAGCACCGAGGATTCCGGGTGAGAACGCAAAAGGGAAAATGCTTGCACAAATCTATGAATACGGAACAGGGTCGGCAAGCATTAAGGCACTTTACTGTAACGAGAAATTGGCAACCGCTTCAGATGGCGCTTTTGAAATCCATATTAAAAAAGCGGGTACATATCGGCTTATTGGCTGGGTGCAGGTACGGGATTCCGCCTATAAGGCTTATTTGAAATGCAACGATGCTACAATTTTCGGTCCTTTTATTAACAACGGTTTTGACCTTGAAAAAAAATTAAGTGCAGGAGATGTCATCAGTA